AACGGTACGGCTCAAATTGTCAGAGACAAGCCTTATGATGCAAATTTAAGGTTTGCTATTCAAAGTAATGATGAAGCCATAACTAAAGATGGCCGTATGGCTATTACTTTTCTTGATGATTCTACTGTAAAACTTACAGAACATAGTCAGCTACTTATTGACGAGTACATATATGATCCAGACCCAAGTAAAGCAAAAATGGCTCTTACTTTTGGCCTTGGTACAGCTAGGTTTATTACAGGCAATCTAAACCGTATAGACAAACAAAACATCACTCTTAAAACACCAACAGCTAACATAGCAATACGTGGGACTGATTTTACAGCTACAGTTGATGAACTAGGGCGTAGCCTTATAATTTTGCTACCAGACGCTCTAGGGCTCTCTAGTGGCGAAATAGAGGTAGTTACTGCTATGGGCACCGTTATACTAAACAAACCCTACGAAGCCACTACAGTTAGCGTATTTGAGTCTGCTCCAACCAAACCTGTAATTTTAGACTTAACACTTGATGTAATAGATAACATGCTTATTGTTACACCACCTAAAGAAGAAGTGTTAGTAGAAGAAGAAACCACTACCACGCAAGCAGATAGTGTATTAGATTTTAATGATCTTGATATAGATTATCTTGCAGAAGATTATTTAAAAGAAGATAGTCTTGAGTTTACAGAGTTAGATATAAATTATCTTGATGTAAATTATTTGGAAGATTTATTAAACGTGTTAGATGCACTAGCAATAGATGAAGAAGAAGATGTGCTAGCTCAAGCTACAAGTACGCAAATAGCAGGCACTTTATTAGGCAAAGATCCTGACACACAAATAACAACATTTATAACAGGAAATGTAGTAAGTCTACGTAGACAGGTTAATGAAAGTGTTAGAGTTGATCTTAATGGTAGTAATGCCTATACGGTAATTTTGATTCAAGACGGAGTTTCTAATATAATTAAAATTAACGGAGGGAGTGACAGCATTATTACTATCACTCAAAGTGATTAAATGAAGCGATTAATATTACCATTACTTATATTACTAAGTTTACCTTTGATATTTCAATCTACTCCTACAGAAATACTTAAACTAAAAACTTTTGACAATTTTATTGTAACACCTGAGCCATCAGGAAATTTTGTAATACTTAACATTACAGAAGAAGATTTAGAAACAGAGGGTGGTTGGCCTTTACCCAGACAAAGATTAGCAGAAATACAAGTAGATCTTTTAAATAAAGGTGCTATAGGTGTTGGATGGGTAATAAGCTTTCCACAGCCTGATCGTATGGGTGGAGATGAAATGTTTGCTGCATCACTAGATTATGCCCCATCAGTAATTGCTATGTTTGAAGACGGCAAAGGAAATTATCCTCCAAGTCCAGGAACAGTTGTACTAGGCAATACAAATGGTGGTATAATAACAACGGGAGTGAAGGAAAACCTACCTCTATTATCCAACTATTCATTACAAGGGTTGGCCGTTGCTCCCACAGATATCGATTTACTTGTAAGAAGAATACCTCTTTTAGTTAAAACACCTAATAACGAATGGATACCCAGTTTTGGTACACAAATATATAAAGCTTTATTTGATGTTAAAACTTACATTATAAAAACTAATGATAATGGTATATCAGAAATATCAATAAGAGGAATACCACCTGTAAAAACAGATAGCCTAGGTAGAAAGTGGATTAGTTGGGTAGATACACCACAAACAAACCTTTCTGAAATGGATGTATTTGGTAAATTTGTTTTTGTTGGAGTTACTGCTAACGGAGTCATGCCGCAAATTGCTACGCCCTCTAATGCAGGGTTGCTAGAACCGCACAAAATACAAGCAGCTTTAGCTGAGTCCATACTAATTGAAAATAGTCCCTATATACCAGAGTGGTCGTTAGTAGTTGAATTACTTATTTTATTAGTTTTTGTAACTTTAGTATGGTTTGCTTTGCATTATTTTGGAATTACTTTAGGCATAATATCTGCTTTAGTCTTAATGATAATTACTGGATCAGGTGGTATTTATTTTATTCAACAAGGTACATTAATTGACGTATCTTGGACAATAATATCTGAATTTATAGCAGGCTCTACAGCTTTTTACTTACGTTTTAGACAACAATATAAATTAAGAAAACAAATAAAAAAACAATTTGAACACTATTTAGATCCAAGACAAGTTAAACATTTACAAGATAATCCAGACTCTTTAGTGTTGGGTGGAGAACGCAGATATTGTACTTTTCTATTTACAGATGTACGTGGTTTTACAGCATTATCTGAAAAACTAGAGCCAGAAGAGGTAACTAAAATTATGAATAAGGTGCTTACTATACAAGCAGATACAGTTAAATTTTATGACGGTATGGTGGATAAATACATAGGTGACGCTATGATGGCGATATTTAATGCACCAGTTGATGTACCAGATCACGAAACAGCAGCGGTATTGTGTGCTAAAGAAATCCAAGATAAAGTAAAAATGGCTAATTTAGGAGTTGAAATAGGAGTTGGTATTAATACTGGATATGCCGTAGTAGGTAATATGGGTAGTGATACAAGATTTGATTATTCTGCTATTGGTGATGCAGTAAACTTAGCTGCAAGGCTTGAAAGCTCGACAAAGGAAGTTGGAGAAGATATTGTAATAGGTTATGATACTATTAAATCTAGTTCATTTAGCGACCAAATTATGTTAAAAGAGCTGGATAGTATTTTTGTTAAAGGCAAGAAAAAACCGATAAAAATATATACATTACAAAATGGTTAATAAAAAAATGACAGTGAATGATGTAGCAGAAAGACTTACAAAGTTAGAAACAATATCACATGAGCGTTGGAAGACTGCATTTAATGAGTTTTCTGATATAAAACAAGAAATAACCTATATTAATTCAACCATGAAAGCAGCCACCTTTGGCGTATTTGGCTTTCTTGGTGCTATTGGTATAGCTGTATTAACGAGTATACTAATATGAAAGGATTACTTAAAAATATAGTTGGTGCTGTGGCTCCGACATTAGGTTCAGCTATGGGCGGTCCGTTAGGCAATATGGCTATGGGTAAAATAGCTGAAGTATTAGGTGTATCTAACGATCAAAAATCTATACAACAAGCCATGCAAAGTGCTACACCAGAGCAAATGTTAGAACTTAAAAAAGCTGAACAAGAGTTTGAAGTGCAAATGAAGGAGCTTGATGTTGATGTTTTTAAATTAGAAACACAAGACAAACAACATGCTAGAGGCATGTTTAGCAAAGACTGGACCGCAAGGATTATCGGTCTATTTACTATTGGTGGGTTCCTTGGTTATATATTTTTAGTTACCTTGCAGCCACCAGAACAAAACTCAGAAGCATTAATAAACCTAGTTTTAGGTTATTTAGGAGGACTTGCAAGTGCCATTATTTCGTTTTATTTCGGAGCATCTCATACAAACGACAAAGGAGAGTAAGATGAAAATATCTCAAGAAGGTTTATCTTTAATAAAAAAATTTGAAGGTTGCGAGCTTGAGGCCTACAAATGTGCAGCAGGAGTTTGGACTATAGGATATGGCTCAACGAAAGGTGTGAAAGAAGGAGATACCATAACTCAAGATGGAGCAGACAAATTGTTAGCTGAAGAAATGCAAGAATATGAAGGATACATAAATGATATGGTCACTTCTGATTTAAAACAAAATGAATTTGATGCTTTGGTATCGTGGGTGTTTAATCTTGGACCTAGTAACTTATCTTCAAGCACTTTGTTAAATAGATTAAACAACAAAATGTGGGATGATGTGCCGAATCAAATAAAGCGTTGGAACAAAGCTGGTGGTGAAGTTTTACAAGGCCTAGTAAGAAGAAGAGAAGCTGAAGCTTTGCTATTTGAAGGCAAAGAATGGCATGAGGTTTAACTATGCCCTTAAAAAAAACAGTATTTAGACCAGGCATAAACAGAGAGGGTACTGCTTATGATAATGAGGGTGGCTGGTTTGATTGTAATTTAGTTCGTTTTCGTAAAGGTAGACCAGAAAAATTTGGTGGTTGGGAAAAACTTAGTTCTGCCACATACGAGGGTACTGCAAGAGCATTACATGGTTGGATCTCATTAGGCGGAACCAAGTATTTAGGTTTAGGCACACATTTAAAATATTATATTGAAAGTGGTACGGTATTTAATGATATAACGCCTATCAGATCAACCACATCAGCAGGAGATGTAACTTTTTCAGCTAGTAATGGTGATACAACTTTAACCGTTACAGATACATCACACGGCGCAGTACAAAATGATTTTGTTACATTTAGTGGTGCATCTAGTTTAGGTGGCAACATTACAGCTGCAGTTTTAAATCAAGAGTATCAAATAGCCACTATAGTAAATGCTAATAGTTATACTATAGAAGCAAAAGACACTTCAGGATCGACTGTGACAGCAAACGCTAGTGACAGCGGTAATGGTGGATCTTCTGTTGTTGGAACATACCAAATAAATGTAGGTTTAGATGTTTATGTTCCTGGTACTGGGTGGGGCATCAACGGTTGGGGTGAGGGTACTTTTGGTAGCTCTTCTTCTTTAAGTAGTACAAATCAGTTGCGTTTATGGACGCATGATAATTTTGGCGAAGATTTAATTATCAACGCCAGAAATGGCGGCATCTATAAATGGACAGAAAATAACGGTGTATCTACTAGGGCAGTAGAATTATCTGGTATCTCAGGAGCGAACTTAGTTCCAACTGTAGGTCTACAAGTTATAACATCAGAGGTTGACAGACATCTAATTGTATTAGGAGCAGATCCTATATCTGGCACAAGTAGAACTGGGACTATTGATCCTATGTTAATAGTTTTTAGCGATCAAGAAAATGAGCTTGAATTTGAACCACTATCAACTAATACAGCAGGATCTTTACGATTATCTTCTGGGTCATCAATTATTGGAGCGGTTAAATCAAGACAAGAAATATTAGTTTGGACTGATACTGCTTTGTATAGTATGCAGTTTATTGGACCACCTTTTACCTTTGCAATAAATTTAATTAATGAAGGTACAGGCTTGGTTGGTCCAAATGCTGCAATAACAGCACCTTCAGCTGTATTTTTTATGAGTTACAACAGTTTTTATGCATACAACGGCACAGTTCAAACATTACCTTGCTCTGTACAAAACTATGTATTTAATGATATTAATCTTACACAATCGTTTAAAATTCATGCTTTTTCTATAAAAGATAAAAACGAAGTAGGCTGGTTTTATTGTTCTAGTAGCTCTGATGAAATTGATAGATATGTTATTTACAATTATGCAGAACAATTATGGTTTTATGGTCAATTGGTTAGAACAGCCTGGCTAGATTCTGGTATAGAAAATTATCCAAGAGCAGTTAATGGAGGTCTTTTATATAAACATGAAAGTGGTTTTAATGATGACGGATCGCCTATGACTGGTGTATTTATAGAGAGCTCTGACTTTGATTTAGACGATGGAGAAAAGTTTGCTTTTGCAAGAAGAATAATACCTGACTTTAAATTTATAGAGGATTCTAATAATGGAAGCATAAATGTAGTTGTAAAAACAAGAAACTTTCCAGGAGATTCTTTAACCACAAACTCAACAAATGAAATATCTAGCACAACACAACAATCACATATACGTGCCAGAGCAAGACAAATGGCATTACGTATTGAAAGTAATGATGATGCAACAAATGACGGCAATTTATCAATAGGATGGCGTTTAGGAGCTACAAGAATTGACATAAAATCAGACGGTAAAAGATGAGTAAGCTACTGCCAACTCAGCTACCTATAGCGCAAAACGAGGTAGATCCTGGTACATTTAATCGTTTAGTCAGATTATTAGAGATAAATTTAGGGGTGGTAGACCTAGACAATACGCGTCAAGTAAGCGAAAATGAGCTGAATACTATAAATTTTAATGCTGGTAGTATTATTTGGAATACAACATTAGAAGTATTACAAGTATATACAGGCAATAAATGGGTAGATA